TCGCCGCTTTCCGGCTGCGCGGTCAGAGTGATCGACCGGACGATGTCGGTCAGGGTCAGGCCAGTGGGCAGTTCCACGGTGACGAGGTCGCCGAGCCCGTAGTCGCGGCCAGCCCGCAGGTCGTCGGTATCAACGGTGGATGTGGCCAGGGACGCGGTGGGGCCGTCGTTGCCAAGCTCCAGCGCGCCGGCCTGGTCCAGCTCGCCGTTCGCGTTCGTGGTGCCGGACTGGTCCACGAGCTTCTCCACCCGGTACCAGTCATCGGCGGTGCCGGCGTCGACCTCCACGTACACGCGGGTGCTGGCCGTCGGCGGGTCGGTGGTGGAGTCGCCGAGGTCACCGCCGACGACAAGCTCCTGAGTCGCGGTGGGCGCGGCCATCTTGAACTGGACGCTGCGGAGGTTACCGAGGCCGCGGGAGAACCGGGCGGTGGCCGTGCGGTCCCGCGGCGCGTAGACGCCGAACAGGATCTGATCGTCCACCTGGCGGGTGCGGAAACCCAGGCCGTCGGTCGCGGCCACCGTACGGCACACGTCCAGCAGAGCCTCGAATCGCGTGCTGATCGCCGTGTCGCTGCCAACGCCGGCGACGTCGTCCAGGGCCAGGTGCTCGATCTGCCGATCGTTGATGGCGTTGGGCCCGCAGTTGAGGTCGACCAGGGTGCGGATGATCGTCTCGGCGTTCGTGTCCGCGCGTGTCCAGACGTCGTCCGCGGCGGTGTTCTGGCTCTCGAACGTCTTTGAGGGGTCGGGGTAGGTCAGGTAGCCGGCGATCCGCGCGAGGTCGTCCGTGAAACTCACGGTGACCTTGCCGGGGTCCGGCTCGTCGACATCGCCACCGACACCCCACGAGTAGTCCTGTGGCGTCTCCATCGGCCCGGCGGACCAGATCTCGCCGTCGCGGATGATGACCAACCGGTTGCCGGGCTGGAGCAGGGCCATGACCTCCGGCCACGCCGGCAGGGTCACCGACCCGGACGCGGGCTGGTTGAACGTCAGGGTGCTGGTCAGGTCCGTCCAGCCGTCGAGCGGATCTCCCAGAACGGCGAGGTTCTTGTCCGTGACCAGCAGTTGTACGGTCATGCGGTCTCGTATCGGGGGTAGTAGGTGAGGTCCACGGCGCTGCCCGGCCCGGCGCCCGCCAGGTCGAAGTCGACATCGGACTGGCCGGGGTCCAGCGGCCACAGCACGGCGCCCGGCCACGACAGCGCGCCGGTCCAGTTGCCGCCGTCGGGGCCGCGGACCTGGGGTGGATCGGTGCTGATGGTGACATGTTCACCCTCGGCGAGAGAGCCGTGCCCGATGGCGTCAGCGTCCGGGTCCAGCGTGAACGCCTCGCCGCGAGTGCTGTTCGTGGCGGTGATGCCGGACGCCGGGCCGGTGATGACCCAGTCCGGCCACACTTCCACGTCACCGTCGTTGGTGACCGTGGTGGCGCCGAGCACCTGACCGCTGGACAGTGTCGGGTACGGATCCTGGAAGTCGACCGGCACGCCGTACTCCCGGTGGATGCGCACGGGCGTCGCCGACGTCCAGTACGGGTCCTCGCACAGCAGCGTGAGCACGCAATAGTCGCTGATGATGCCGTAGCCCTGCTTGCCGGAGACGTCGAATCCGGCCTGGTAGTACGCCTGGACGCGGCGGGCCGAGCCGTCCGGCCGGGCGATCTCCAGCGTGCCGGGGCCGTGACGTGACGTGCTGGTGAACGCGGTGGCCACCCGCCGCCACAGCTCGACGAAATCCATGTGGTCTTCGCCGTAGACGTACAGCGGCCAGGTGATGACGCGTTCGTTCGCCTGGACGTGCCGGACCCGGACACCGCCGCGGGCACGATCGTCGGTGGTGATCGTGATCGCCGCGGCGCCGAGCCCGGACACGCCCTCGGCCTGGGTGATGACGCCGGAGTCCGGCGCTGTCAGCGGCCAGACGCTCCCGTCGGGGGCGTACCAGGTCGCCACGCAGAACCCGACGTCAGGCAGCACCTGACCGGGCGCCGTGCCCTGGCCGGAGCGGATCAGAACGGGCATCTAGTGCGGCCTCCCCATGCGCTGCAACGTTTCCTGCCGGCGCTGGAGCGCTTCGAGCTGGGCCAGCGTGATGTCCCGGTGCTGGAGGTTGTAGGTGGTGTTGTGCACGTCGCCGCCGGACGCCGCCGACGTCAGCGCCGACCACTGCTCACTGTTCAGCAGCGCCTCCGGCCGCCGGCTGGCGTTGGCCACCAGGGACAGGCCCGGCGGGATGACGCCGCCGTTGTCGTAGACACCGGCGTTGGTGATAGCCAGGTGGTCGCGCTGGATGGCGCGAGCGACGTGGGACATCTGCCCGGCCGGGAGCGACCGCATGAGCCGGACCAGCGGGGTTTGAAGCTCGTGCGGGTCGGCGTTGTTCGGCGCCTCCCGGCGGAACACCTGGTACGCCTGGCGTGGCAGCACGCCACCCGTCCGGTACCGGGGCCGAAGGATGGAGGTTTGCCCGCCGCGGACGCGGTGCTGCACGACGGCGTTCTGGTTACCGCCGATCGTGTCGTACGCGCCGCTCTTCCTCCCGGCGATGATGTTGATGTGGGAGCCACCGCCGTACACGCCAAGGTCACCGGGACGGCCCTGGCTGATGGGCACGTGCCGCATCCGGCTGTTGTAGCCGGCCACCGCGGCGGTGGGGTACCCCGGGTAGTGTTTCTGCGCCCCGGCGGCCTTGATCATCTCCGAGACGAAGATCGCGCACCACGGAGCGCCGGGCATGCCCCAGGCCCTCGTCCAGCGGTTATTGTTCGGGCCGCGGTCGTCACCGACACCGACCCACTTCTTGGCCTGGGCGACGACGCCGAGCGGGTCACCGCCCAGCTTGGGGTCAACGTATTTCTTCAGGAAGCCGATGAACCCGTCGATCATGCGCTTCGGCAGGTTGTAAACCGCCTTGGCGAACATGGAGTCCCCGCCGGGGACCCGACTCAAGATCGGGTCCAGGGCGTGTTTGGCGAACGCCGAGGCGCCGTTGTCGAGCAGGGAGCTCGCGCCGTGGATCACCAGCGAGCCGGCGTGCTTGACCGCGTCCAGGATGCCGCCGAGGGAAAACTTCTGGACGGGCCCGCCGCCCGGGTACACCCCGCCGCGGGCGAACGCCAGGTCCCCGCCGCCGAGTGCCTCGCGGACACCGGACACACCCCGTTTGCGGGCGATCCTGTTCAGGCCGTAGACGAAGTCGGAGCCCACCGCACGGGTGAATTCCGGCCGCATGATGGCCTCGCCGCCGGACATGGCGATGGTGCCGCCGGTCGGCGAGTAGAACACATGCGGGTCCCGTCCGGGTGTGTAGCCGGGTAGCACACCACCCTGGGCGAATTTCACGGTCGGGAGCGTCGGCAGGTGGACGAGGCCGGCGACCGTGTTCCAGACCTTGCGGATGCCGTTGTTGTAGACGGTGTTGACGACGAATTCGACCGGCTTCTTCGTCGCCGCTTCCAGCCCGTGCCAGATCGTCTTGATCCCGGAGACGGCGGTGGAGAACGACGACTTCACGGCGTGGACACCGGTCTTCAGGGCGTCGAACGCCCGCTTGATCACCGTTTCCCAGACGGTGCGGATGGCCGCGCCGACGGCGTTCCAGGTGGGCTTGATGATGTTGCTGTAGATCCACCGGAACACGGGCGCGATCACGTTGCGGATGGCCGCATTGATCGCGTTGAACACCGGCTTGATTACGCTGTTCCACACAGCGTTGATCGCGGCCCGGATCCCGTTCCACGCGGGCACGACGGCGTTGTGCCACAGCCACACCGCCACCGAGCCGAGCAACTTCACTCCGGCCCACCACAGGTCGAAGATCGGCTTGATCACTGACCAGGCAGCCAGGACGGTGGCCTTGATCGCGTTGAACGCGGGCACGATGGCGTAGTGCCACAGGAACAGGACCGCGGCCTTGACCAGGTTGAACGCGATGACCAGCGGCGCGAGGACGGCCACGGCCACGACCGCGAACAGGATCCGCGCGGCGAGGCTGATCGCGTTGAACGCGGGCACAAGTACGTTCTTCCACAGCCACAGGGCCGCGGTCGCGACCGCCTGCACCGCCGTGACGAGGGCGCCGAACACAGGCTTGAGGACGGAGTTCCAGACGAACTGCGCCGCGGTCTTGATGCCGTTCCAGGCCGCGACGACGGCCGTGTGGAACCAGCCGACGTGGTTGTAGGCCAGGATGACCGCGGCGACCAGCGCAGCGATGGCCACGACGATCAACCCGATCGGGTTGGCGTTCAGCGCAACGTCCAGTGCAAGCTGGGCGATCGTCCACAGCTTTGTCGCGGCGACGATCAGGCCGATGCCGACTGCAATGGCCTGGATCTCCCCGGGCTTGAGCCCGGAGATGATCTTCGCGAGGAGCCCGAGCCCGCCGAACGCGAGCGGAGCGAGGCCCGACAGCGGCGCCAAGGACTGCGCGACATGCCCGATCGCGCCGGCGATCTGCGTCACGGTCTGGACGATCAGCGGCGCGTTCGTCCGGATGTAGCCGATGAACGTGGAGAACCCGTTGCTGGCGCCGAGGTTCTTACCCCAGCTCGCGAACCCCGCTGTAATCTTGGTGAGGAAGCTCAGCACCGCCGGGGCGTACGGCAGGAACGCGTTGACGATGCCGGCCAGGCCGGTGGCGATGTTCCCGAGGATGCGCCCGCCACCGGTGATGGAGGCTGGCACGAGGTTCGTGATGTTCGTGCGGAGCTGCACCCAGAACGGCGACTTCGCCGCCGTCTGCACCTGGGACAGCAGCCCGTTCACCGCACCGGCCGCGCCCCGCACGATCGGCGTCAGGCTCGGTAGCGCGGACCTGACCAGGTTGATGCCGCGGGTGAACAGCGGCAACACCGCGGGCTGAAGCGATTTGGTCCAGTTCGCGAACGCCGTCCGCAGCCCCATCTGGGCCTTGAACAGGCTCCGCTCGGCGGGGGTGAGCGCGGCGAGAGAGGCCGCGAGCTGGTCGTTGGCGGCCTTCGCCTGCGCTGCCGTGCCGTTGGCCGCTTTCTGCGCCGCCTCCTGTGCCTTGATCGCGTCGGAGACGTGCGCCATCGCCGGGACGGCCACCGCGGCGAGGCCGGCGAACCCGGCACCGGCCGCGGCGAGCGGGCCCGTCAGGGACAGGAGGCCCGCGCCGATCGTCGCGCCGATCGGGATGGCCGTGAGGCCAAGCAGGGAGACGCTCAACAGCCTGATCCCGGCCAAGGCCGGCGCGACGTTGGCGGTGACGCCGACCCGGACGCGTTTTCCGTCCAGCGCGTCGACCTCGGCCTGGACCGCGGCGAGTTCCGCCAGCGCCGCGGAGGTGTCCGCGCGAATTCGGACGCTGTTGTCGCCGCTGCCGAGCGTTTCGAGCTCAGCCCGGATCGCCTCGATCTGGGTGAGGGCCTCGCTCTCGTCGAGGTCTACGCCAACGGTCTTGTTGGACAGCGATTCGAGCTGACCGCGCAGTTCGGCGATCTTCCGGTCCGCCGCCGAGGAGTCTGCGTCGATCTCAGCCTTGGGCAGCGCCTCGAACGCGGCCCGCAGCCTCTTCTGGAAGCCCTTGGCGAAAGACCCGGCGACCGCTTCGCCCTGCTTGGGCGCTTTCGTCTGCTGTTTCTTGGTGGATTCCTCCAGCGGCCCCGAGATCGGGTCGCTGAGTCCGCGGCGCAGCCCATCACCAAGGCTCCGGCCCAGGTCGACACCGATCTTCTGGACCTGCGGGCCGAGGCTTTTCAGATCTTTGGTGATCTGCTTGTGGAATCCGGCCAGGTTGGGGCGGATGGAGATGAAAGCAGCGCCGACTTCCGCAGCCACCGGGATACCTCCAGGTCATTCGTGCTGGGGGAGCAATCGGCCTACGAGTGCCCGGTGGTGGGAGTACCGTTCTCGGCGGCGTACGCGCTCCAGCGCGCTTTCAGGCCGCGGGTAGGGTTTGACCTTCTTCGGCTTCTTGCCGGCCCGAGCGACCTGTACGCCGATCAGTGTGGCGAGCAGGTCGCGGACCTCGGCCAGGACCTGGACCTCGGGTGAGAACTCGGCCAGCCGCGGCGGGCGCGGATCCGAGGGTTCGCCCTGCGCGACGAGTTGCCTGGCGAGCTCCTCGTCGTCGGCCACGGCCGAGTGATACGCCGACGTGCGGGGGAGGTGCTCCAGGTAGTCCAGGACCTCCGTGGCGGACATCTTGTCGCGGAAAAAGTCGAGCATGTCCACGCCGTAGTACCGGCGCAGGTCAGCGCGGATCGCGCCGCCGTACCTTTCGATCAGGCCGGCGACGCGCGCTATTCCCCCAGGCCGAAGTGGTCACGCAGGTCGTCGACGAGCAGCTTCACGACGCCGCCGGGAGCATCGCCGATGACCTCCATGATCTCGTCGTACTTGTCGCCGACGAGGTCCCGGAGGGCCTCTTCGGTGTTCTTGGCCTGGTCGGAGTGGATCACGACGTCGGCGCTGGGCTGCTCGATGAAGATCGAACGCTGGTCGTCAACGATCAGCTCGAACGGCTTCTTGGTCGCCTCGTTGATGTAGCGGGCGAGCGCGTAGGGCCTCTTCTGTGCCATGGCGGGCCTCCAGATCGGATCAGTCGTCAGGGTTGTCGGCGGGTTTCTTCGACCGGACCGGGTCGGTGCCGGTCTTCTTGCGCGGCTCGGACTTCAGCCGCCATCCGGCGAAGCGGAGCTGTACGGCGCGGGCGGGCGTGGACGCGGGCTGTTCGCTCCGGCCGTCCGGGGACACGTACACCGGGTATCGGGGCGTGGTGGCCACGATCGTGGACTTCCTATCGGCGGGCCTAGTGGGTCGCGGCGGCCAGGGCCCGCCAGGTGCTGACCGCCGCGACGTCTCAGGATCCGGCGGCGGAGAAGCCCATCGCGGACAGGCGCGCGGCCCAGCCGGGGCCACCGAACAGGTACTTCTCGGAATAGCCGAGCGTCGGGTCCTCGTAGCCGGTCATCGTGACCGGCCAGGTGATAGGGGAGTCGTCGCTGGACTGGAAGTTCTGGTCGTCGTAGTCGGTGACGCGGGCGCGCGGCAAGAAACGCGCGACGTACAGCTCCCCGTCGTCGGTCAGGTCCACGGCGATCGCGAGCACCCGGTAGTACCGGAACCCGGGCCGGGCCGGCTTCTCGATCGAAACCTCACCGGTGCTCGCGTCCGGGCTGACCGCGCTCATGTCGGCGCCGGTGTACAGGCCGATCGTGCTCTTCTTGGTCTCCAGGCACGCGATCTGAAGCGTCGTGACGTCGCTCGTGACGTCGGAGCGGAGCGGCTCCACGCTGCCCCATCCGGTGATGTCGGAGGTGTCGACGCTCCGGGAGAACTGGGCGCCGTCGTCGCTCGTCCAGCCCACGTCTTCGTAGTCGTCGGGCAGCGTCTTGAGCTGCTTGTCGGTGTCGGTCAGGGTGGTGATCGCCGCCGCGGACTCCGGGGCGACGAATACGCTGCCCTGGAGGGCTTTGAAGATCAGCGCAGCGTTTCGCTGCTGGAGGTCGTCATAGCTGACGCCAGCCATAGGTGATTCCCTTCATGCGGGACGGAATGCCCCGCGTGCGGGGCCGGGCAAGGCTGTCGGGCCTTTGAGCGCGCCGGTTCAGCGTCGGCGCGTGGAGATGCGGTAGGTGGTGATGACCCGGCGGATGTTCTGGTCATCCGTCGGGGCGGTCTGGGGGCCGGACTCGGTCCAGGCCCGATCGAGGATCCCGTACGTGGTCTGGGACGGGCCGGAGATCAGCCGCTGCCGGATCGTCTCGGTCAGCGCCTTGGCCGCGGTGGCGTCCGTGGCGTACACGTCGATGTCGACGCGGGTCGCGTCGGTGACACGGTCGTCGGTGCCGCCGACGCGGCGCACGCGGATGAACGGCATACGTTCTTGCAGGTCGATGCCGGTTTCAGACCCGATCGTGCCGAGGTCGCCGAGGAGGTCGCCGAGGATCCGTTCCACGTCCGGGAACGCTGCGAGAACCGCCATCACAAGCCGTTCTCGATGATGTCCACGACCGTGCCGAGCACCCGGTGATCGTCAACAACCTCAACGAGGAACGCATGGTCAGAATCGTTGTACAGGTAGGCCGCGGCGCGGTCGGCCCACCGGCCGGAGCCCGAGCGCGACGAAGCGACGCGGAAGCTCGACGCGTACTCGCCGGTGCGGACGAAGTCGGAGGCGATCGCCTCGGCGTACTGCTTGCCGCGCTGGGCCTCCAGCCGGAGATGCCTCTCCATCTCTTTGGAGTGCATCAGCACGTTGGTGCCCCTGATGTTCGGCTTGTAGGAGACGTCTCGGGCCATGTCATCCTCCCCTCACCTGGACCAGGCTCACCTCGTAGTGGTGCGGGCCGGCCGGGGTGTAGTGCAGGTCGGGCTGGCCATGGACCTCGTAGGTGACCCCGCCGAACGTCACGCGCGAGGTCGGCCGAATGTCCGTGGTCGGTGGCATGAACACGATCGCGTCGGCGGTGACGAGGTCCCGCTGACCTTGGGTTTCTTCCTGGGATCCGCGCGGCTGCCAAAAACATCCGGTCACGGTCGTGGTCGTGTCCCCGGACTGGGTGTCGCCCCAGGCGTCGCGGCCAGCCGGCTGGGTGATGGTAACGGTGTGCGGCCCGAGCATCAGCGACCGACCTTGATCATGCCCTCGGTGTTCCGGTACCGGGCCAGGGCCGTCCGCTCGTCCTTGGTCATCGTCACCGCGAGGCCGACGTTGGCGCCGTCGATTCGGTAGGAGTACGACCCGATCGTCTCGCTGGTCACGCCGCCGGACATCGTCGGCGCGGTGAGGGTGCGCAGCACCATCCCGCACGCGACCGAGACCACGTCGGCGGGGACATCAGCGTACCCATGGTCGTAGGTGACGCGGAAGGTTCCCGGGTATCCGTCGTCCCACCAGATCGTCGGCAGGTTGATGATGAACGAGCCCTCGCCGATCCGGATCTGATCGATGCCGTCGAAGACGTAGTCGATCACGGTGACATCCGGGGCGATTCCGCCGCCGAGCGCCACCACGGAGGTCACCGCGGTGACCGGACGCTGCGGGAGCCGTACGGTGCCGCTCTGTGCGCGCAGCACCGCGACATCGCCAATGACCTCGTCAAACTCCTGTCCGGTGTACGCGCGGATCATCGCCGACGCGTCGTTCAGCAGGGCTTCGGCGCGGGCCTGCTCGGTGTCGCTCAGGTCGCGGCCGAGGCGGGCTTCCAGGTCGGCGATCGTCGCGAGGGCGGTCATGCGGTCCTCCTCATCGCGGCGTGGAGTCGGCTACGGGCCGCGGCCAGGTGCTCGACGCGGTGGCACCAGTCCGCCACGTCGGCCGCCGGGTCCAGCTCGGTGACACGCCGTCGGGCACGGGCGGAGGCGTGCCGCCAGCGCCGGCCGTCCAGCAGCCTCCGCAGCGCGTTCTCCCAGCCGTCGATATCGTCGCGATCGACGAAGACGCCGGCGTCACCGAGGGATTCGCGGAGGCCGTCGGTGGGGTGAGCGATGACCGGGATACCCGAGCACATCGCTTCGACGCCGACCCGCCCGTACGACTCGTGCGCCGAGGGCATCAGCAGCACGCGGGTGCGGGCGTAAACCTCGTCCCGCATCCGTTCCGGTGGCAGGTGCGGGACGATCGTCACGTTCGGCAGGTCGTCCAGGATCTGCACGCCGTAGCCGCCCTGGACGGCGAGGAACTTCCGGTCCGGGAGCCGCTCGGCGAGCTGGTAGAACACCTCGGCGCCCTTGTCGCGCGACAGGTTGATCAGCGTGACGTGGTCGCCGGGGGTGGTGGCGTACTCGGCCGAGTCGACCGGGGGCCGAACCACCATCGTCTCGCCCGTGTGCCCGGCGAGCTCCGTGAACATCGACTCGGAGTTGACCACGGTCAGCGCGCACGGGTGTCCTCGCAGCGTCGCCAGGGTCAGGGCGTTGACGCTGTGCACGTGGACAACAACGGGGATGTCCCAGACCCTCCCGAGCACCTC